CAGCTCGTAAACTCCGTAAAAGTAGAGTCTCAAATAGACCGCGTACCGTATACTCTCGATGAGATCCGTCTCTTATGGGATAAAAAGGACTCATATCCTGCTTTTGTCTGCTGCCTCTTTCAGCTTTACACCGGAGTGCGTCCAAATGAGGCTCTGACTGCTGAGACTGATAGCTTTAACCTCGATGAATGGTACTTTGTCGGAGGATCTAAGACTGAGGCCGGCATAGATCGAGTTATTCCTATACATCCGGATATCAGACCTCTTGTCTCGGATCTACACGCCGCTGCCGTCTCAAGATCATGGCCATATATCTTTATGGCGCAGAAAAAGCACAAAGGAGACTATCTGCCTATCACTTACGATGCGTACAGAGGACAGCTCAAGCGTTCCCTTAAGGAGATCGGCATAACGCATCATCCTGCAGACTGCCGCCATACTTATATCACTTTTGCCAAAGAGCAACAGATGGACGAGTATCTGCTCAAGCTGATCGTAGGCCATCAGATAGAGGACGTGACCGAAAAGGTATATACGCACCGTAAAATCTCTGAGCTTATTGCTGCGAGTGCGGCTCTTGCGTTTTGTTAGTTACGTCTGATAGCTACTTGTTAGCTACTTGTTAGCTACCTATGCAAACTACGGTTATCTGATACTACTTATCCACATTTTTAATAGTTATCCACAAAGCACTAAAAAAGAGCCGCAAACCCTTGAGTCTGCGGCTTTTTCTTACTTTTTAGCTTTTGCTTTTTTGGCTGTTTTCTTTATGTTCCCTGCCTTGCATGCTTCTTCTACAGATACTGTCATTCCCATAAAATCAAGCCTCCTAAGCATCGTTGTTAGTTACGTGTGTACTACGGTTACTCGCTCTCACGGATCTGCAGCTCTCCGTTTTTGTCCGGATAAGCCATAAATGGCTCTGTTGCCATATATCCGTTATCATTGAAAGCGTATGCCTTACCATCAATTACAGCTATACATCCTGCGTACCATGTACCGCCTATAAGCAGGTACCACCATCCACCGTCTTGCTCTTTGATCCATCCCTCAAGATAGTTTCCGGAGATCCATCCCTGCTCACTTTCAATATAGTACCATCTTTTACCCTCTGAGTCAAAAGTTTTGTATACAGGATGTACTACCGTTCCTGCCTTAAGTGTTTTTATGATCTTTGACTTTTTAGATGTAGGCAAATTGCGTACGTTTAGATCCTGCTGTACCTTGAGTCCGCTTTCAGCAGTCTCTATAGGATACTTTTTGATCTCCGCTGCCTCCTCGCTTTCTAAAGATATTCCCTCTGCAGCATAATTAGGCCTGCAAAATGCGCACTTAGTAGATGTGAGCGTGTAGCTCTTTCTGCAAGTTGCTCCTCCGTTTCGTACTACAACGTCATTTCCGGAGCTTGTGTTTGCCTCTATAGTCACAAAGCCTGTAACTTTTCCTTTTGCATCTGTTAGGATCTTCTCAACGATGCCGGTATGTCCGTAGCGATTAAGTGACGCGTTCCAAAATAGCACCACGTCTGCTACCTCCGGAGTATCATATACTCTGCCTTGTTTCTTAAAGCGATTATATGCGTCCGGACAATAGATAAACAGATCTCCGCATAAAAGCCTCTTTGCTGCCACTATGCCAAAGCAAATGCAAAACATAACGCTTACAAAGCAGGCGCAGTATGCCTGTCCGTTAAAGTCTTGATCTGTTGCGTCCTTGTACCACTTCCAATAGATCGTAAAGTTATTGTATCCGGCGTTTCGGATCTTTCCCTCCGGAGTCAGATCTCCTAAGTCCGCCTTTGTGGCTTTCTCAAGATATCCTATCGCCGTCTCGATAAACTCGATCGCCTTTGCAAAGCTCTTAAAAAAATATTGAGGCATATTAGTCCTCCTTTAGCTGATCAAGTATAATATTCCACGCTGCAGCAATTCCTGCTGCGAGTCCTGCGCAGAGTATTGGCACGATCGTAGCTATAAACCACGTCTTAAAGTTATTAGGCAGTCCTCCTGTCGAGATCTGATTAAGCACTACGCATATTGCAGGGATAAAAGTACCTCCAAACGCCTGTACAAATGTCTTTAAGGATCTAACCGCCCAATCCGGTAAGTTTTTCATAGTATGTACCTCCTATAGAAAATCATTACTTGCGAGCTGTCTCTCGTATATCTCTTTGATCCGTTTGCTCGTTATTACCGTCTTGTTGTTTCTAAATTCCGGATGGCTGTTTGTATATTTTTCGTAATCGTCTATATCGAGTAAGATCTGCTCAAAATGCTCCTTAGTATGTCTTTGTCCGCATAAGACCTCATCTCCAAACCTCAATATGCGAGATCGAGCGTTTACGGCGTTCTGTTCGTCCTGCGCTGACTTAAATGATCTAAAGTCTTTCTCAAGCGAGTCAAAACGCTCAAACAGCTTTTTATTTAGCGCGCCGCCTACCGTCTCCGCTATCCAAGTCCACGGATTGATCTTGATCGGAGCTACTTGTATCAGAGTCATAAGTATTAAGAGGATCACTCCTCCTTTTTCGATAATCTGCAATAATGTCATGTTTGCCCTCTTTTCTCGTTTTCTTTTGCAGCCTTTTCTATATCTTTGATAATACCGCTAAGCTCCGATACCTCTGTATGCTGACAAACTAATAAAAACAGATCATCTATGATCTTAGCCTGTAGCTTATTGATCTCCTCCAAGCCTTGATAAGCGGCAACTAATTTACTCAGCGTCTGCTGCATCAAGCTCGTCCTGTAGTCTGTTTATTTCGTCTCTGATCGGCTGAGCCTCGTTATGTATCACGCTCCAATCATAAGGAGGGACTGCTCCGATCTTCTCAAATTCGATGTTTTTGCGTACTTTGTAATCGCTGTCCGCAAGCTTTGCCTCAAGATCTCTGATCCTCTGCTCTTTTTCTTCTCTTGTCATTTCGTTTACTACGTTGCTCATTCTTTTGCTCCTCTCTTAAAATCTTTGATAAATAGCTGATCATAAAGCTGATCTAAGTTGTGTACGCTCCTGCGCGAGTCAAACTGATCGGCGTTGCCTCTCCATGACTCGTATGCGTTCTTGATCTCCGGATAAGTAATAGATCCTGCGTCAAGCATACGTCTGTACTTTTTAAGTCTCCTGCGCTCTCTCGTTATCGCTGATCTTGATAGCCTCTTTACGATATGTCCGGAGCTTGTCAGCCTGTACTTGATCTTTAGATATGTAAAGCCTGTCGATAATTTGCTTATCTGAGTCTTTTTATAGTTTATGATCAAGCCTAAACTCTTTGCTATCTGCTCTATCTCTGTTAGGATCTGCTGCAGATACTGCTTGTCCGGATGGATGATATAGATATCGTCCATATATCGCGCATAATATTTCAGACCTTTTACGATCTTGCAGTAGTTATCTATCGGCGTAGGAAAATACGTGCCTATATTCTGAGATATCTGCTCTCCGATCCCTGCTGACTTATTCAGCATCTTAGATCCGTCTGCTTTATCTCTCTGCAGTCTGCGATATGCTAAGGAGTCAAATACCTCATCCATAGCTTTTGCGTATTCCTCGTCCGTCATATACGATACATCCACCTTAAACTCGTCTATTAACTTTGAGACAAACTCGATCAGGTCCGGATCTTTTATCCTCTCTGCAAATGCAGCCTTTACTTTGTCATGCTGTATATTGTCAAAGAATTTCTTAAAGTCTATCTGCAGGATATATCCGGCGTTTGTTTTGTGCTGCCTATAATATCTATGCAGATGTACCTCTATCCGTTTTCGCGATGCGCTTATACCTCTGTCCTTAATTGACGCGCCGTTATCGTATATCAGATATTTTGTCAGAGCCGGAGTAAGCACATTGTCACATACTGACCTCTGTACCACTCGATCAGAGACGTGTTGACTCTTGATCGGACGTATCTTGCCTCGTTCTGATAGTGTAAACTCATAAAAAGGCTTTTGTTTGTACGTTCCGGATCTGATAGCGTCCTGCGTCTTTGCCACGTTGCTAAGTAAGTTGATATCATACTTTTGCACGGACGCTTTCCAACTGCTGCCCTGTTTGGCCTTGTCAAAGGCCTCTATGAGCGTATTTGCGTTGCTTATTTCGTTGATCTTATTGCTTTCCATAAAAATATGGCTCGTTTATAGCTGTACCTATCGTAATAGACAGCATCTCGCCACCTGTTTACCTTTCGGACGGATAGTCTCTCCTTTCCTGCTGATCCGTATCGGCCTATAGCCTACTCTTAGTACGGACGTAAGAAATCGGACGCACTCCATTCGAGTTGGACGCGCTGTTGTTGTTGGCATTGCCGTTGTTGTTGCAATTCGCGAAGTTCGTAGCCGATGCCACCGCTGACAGCCAAAAGTTCGAACGTGATATAGAAACTACCCTGTATTATCTTTCTTTTTTATCTCTCGCAGTATTCTGTTGTCAGATTTACGCCACCCTTTTATCAGAGCTATCTCTCTTTCTATAAGCTTTGTATATCTGACGTACTGCTGAGCGTCTACCGGCAGCACTCGTATGACGTACTGCAGTTCCTGCAGCAGCGCATAACAGCTACCGATCGCTCTATCTTGATTAAGTCTGCGCTCGTAAAGTTCCGGCAGGCTCGTAGGATATATGCTGTTTGCCCTAAACAGATCAAAGACTATGGCCTTGCCAAATTCTTTGATATCGTTCCGGCAGTCCTCTATAAGCCATCTCGGAAACTCTGATAGTACCTCCTCACTCATCCTATACTTGCGTACGATCGTTTTAACCGCGTTTCGATCATCTTCTGACGCTTTTATGTTGTCCAATAAATCGTACAGCATTATCTTGTCATGATCAGAAATGCCACAATGCTTAAAGACGTCCTTTAATTTCTTTGCGTCCTCATCGTTTATGCCGTACGGCTTTATCAGCATTTCTATATTTCTTTTTCTCGGCTTTATTCCAAAGTCACGCAGCAGCAGATCCGTAAGCTCCTTGCGCAGTTCTAACGCGCTGTGGAATACCTCTAACTCTGATACCGCTCTTTTGTTTTTCGGTACGCTCATTTGATACTCTTTCGTAAAAGAGGCTGCACAAAGGCAGCCTCATTAAAGATTTAGGATAGCAGGAAATACGGACGCACGCCAAGCGAGTTGGACGCGCCGTAGTAGTAGGCAGTGCCGTCGTAGCCGCAATACGCGAAGTGCGTAGCCGATACCACCGCTGACAGCCAAAAGGCCGAACGTCCCTCTGTGCCTGCATTAAGTCCGCATCCTGCGACTTTCTTTGTAGGATCAAGTGCGAAGAGCGGAAACTGTAAGTTGCCGTCTCCTACATCATAGAATGATGAGCTGCATACCTTAGCTCCATAAAGCTGTACCTCGTTCATGAGGCAGATATCCACGTCATACCATGACCAACCGCTTGCGTATCCTGTAAAGCCTGCTCCGGCCATTGATGCGCCGCTCGTACTGATCGCGTTGCTTAAAAGTCTCTGATGAGTAAGTACAAAGTTGCTAAACGCAGACTTGATAGCTGCAGCATATACCGGTAATACCGTTGTTTTCATAGCTGATCCATTGTATCCGTTTGCTGTTGTGTTTGAGCTGTTCATGGCTGCTTTAGTCTTAAAGCAGTCCTCCGGAACGAGTACGGCGTGATGGCTTGTTACCTCTGTTCCGCCGTTGTGGAGGAAGATATCAAAGCCTGCAAAGATAAATCTTACTGTCTCTGTACCGCCGTATGATGTTGTGATCTGTTTTTCGATGTAGTCTCCGATAAACAGATCCTTAAATGATCCGTCTGCGATCATGGCGTGCAGTTCTGAGTCAGTATAAACGCCTGTAAGGTTTTTGCCTCTGTAGATGCCATTATGAGCTGCTGCCCCATGTCCTGCAAAGAGTCCTACAAGTCCTGCCTCCATGTTTCCGCCCTCAATGATCTTTGTACCGTTTGATGTCTCAACGATAAACTTAGATCCTGCAGGCAGTTCTGTGATACTTGGTAACTGTGCGATAGGTAAATTACTCATTTTTGCTCTCCTTTTTATTAGATTGTTGATAACTCATAAGCAGCCACTAAAGTGTCTCCGCCTGCTGTTTCAAGCACATTATGCAGATTATCTGTCAGAGTTGCTGAGATATGTCTGCTTATGATCATGTTGATAAGGTTTAGCAAATTCCCTGCTACATCCGGAGTAAGCACTCCTGCGATCTCTGCTAAGATATTTGCTACCTCTGTGTCGATATCGTCCTTTTTGTCCTCTGAAAACTGCATAAACGCTGCAAGTTCTGCGAGTACCGCTGCCTGCTGCGCAGCATAGAACGTATTAAACGCAGCTCTGTATTCTGCATTTTGTGCTGTTATTACGTTCCATATAGTATCAAGGTTTACGATATCTCTCTCATCAAAGAAGTCTGCTACGCCTGCTACCGATACAGTAAACTTGCAGAATTTCATCTGATAGAGAGTGCCTCCTGCGTCAAGATCCTGCTGCGTTACTGTTGGATAAGCTTGCGCATCTGATAAGATCTTAAAATATCCTTGATTAAACTGTGCCGCTGTGTTTTCTTTTGTCAGATCTATCTCAAATACGCATCTGCAGTACAACGTACCGGACTCGACTGACGGAGCAGCGACTGCCTCTGTGCCAACTACCTGCACCATGCGGCCGTGTACTATAAAGTATCCGGCAGCAATATTGATATTGTCGTTTGCTGTTGAAACTGAGCAGCCTTTTGTGATACCGTTCGTCTTATTGAGGAACGTATACATAAAGTGCGCCATATTCGCACTTGTTATAAGCTGCTCTTGAAAAGTAATTCCGTTTACCATGTTATTGCCCTCTCAATTTCTCGATCAACGTAATTTTGAGATTACCAAAAGTAAGAGTAATCATAGGACTTGAGCTGCTTACCTCAGCTTTAGTGATCATAGATGGCTTAATTCCTGTCTTTGTCTTGATATTACAGCTCCTGCCTACATAAAACTGATCTACCGGATACAGCGCAGAGTCCTTGATCAGATTAAACGTGATCTTATGCTCGTATGTGTTCTGCGTAAAGGCGTTTTGTGCCTGCTGCACCATGTCTGCCTCGTTCTGCGTCTCGATATATACGCTTTTTTGCACGCCTGCTACACGCGTCAAGCTCTGCTTGTTTTCCGTGATAGTTCGATCAGCCTGCAGATAGTAATACTTGTACGTTGTTGCGCCGATCTGCGTGATGATGCCTTGAGCATCTTTTGTGTCCGGCACTTTCCACTTGACCGACAGTTTGGCAAGCACGTCTACGTTATAGTATTCGTCATAGTTCGAAACGTCCGATACTTTAATATCTATCGGCAGCGTAGTCTCGTTTTTGACGCTTACGTAGATCTTAAGCGCATCCGCTGTCGAAAAGTCAAACTCGATATAGACGTGATATAACTCTTTTGCGTTTCCCAAGAACGTCTTAAGGTTATACACTCCGTTATTGAGTTCTACCAATACGTTTTTAGTTGTGTGTGTCTTTGCCGTTGCTGTAATATAACTCTTATCTAAAAGAGCATCGCTTGAGTTGATCCAATTTGACGAGATCTGATTTACTATAAAGTCCTCAATTCCTGTGCTTTTGATCAAACCCTCGTTTGTAAGGAAGATATCTCTATCAAAGAGCGTCTCCTTTTGTTTTAGGCTGATCGTATAGCCTGTATCAGACGATGAGCTGTAAGTCTCGCATATTCCGATAAACTTTACCTCGTTTTCGTCCTTGCAGATCACGTAATCATCGTCTGTGATATTAGGCTTTTTAGCTATTATGATCTTAGACTTTTCTGTGTAATCAATGTCCTCGATAAATGTATAATCGTTAAACTCAAGTACATCCTTTAGACTTAGATCTAAATTGCTGAGTACGTAAGCTAACATAATTACACCGTCCTATAATATTTGTAGATCGTAAATATAGTTCTGTTTGTTACTGCTGTGTCTGATGCGATCACGAGCTGACACTCGCCCTGCGGCAGCTTAAAGAAATTCTCGTTATTTATGTCTAAGTTAGGCGTAAAGTTTGTCAGCGTTCCATCCGCTGCCTGCTTAAAGCAGTAAAGATTACCGTCTACCGTGCTAAATAACATCTTTTCGTTTTGCTGCAGGATCGTATCAAATTCTACGCGAGCTACCTCTGCGCCATTTTGCTTGCATACGATGTACGGATACTCTGTATATCCGAAGATCTCCGCCGTAAATGGAGCTTTTGTATGCCCTTGATTGTTTATATCGACAGTTCTGTTTGCGTAATCATTAAAGCGTGCCGGATACCTAAAGCTGTATCTAAGCTCTCCGTCTGCTCTCGTTACTATAAATCTGTCTACTTGCGAGTCATAAAATAGGCTCTTGCATATAAACTGTACGTCACAATGCAGTAATCTGTTTTGCAGCTCAGTCTTTCCAAACGATACAAAGTCAATGGATCTGTAATATGTACCGACTGCCGTCTCGTACACAAATTCCAAAGACTCTGATAGCTCAGTAAACTGAGTAAAGTCATGCTGCACTTGATACGGATCTTTGTCTCCATCTCGTCCGAAAACGATCACTCCGGAGATAGTTGCCTGCTGATCCTTTAGCTCTGCTGATATAAATCTGCTGCCGATCGCGATATAGTTTGCGCTCTTTGAAAAGCCTAAGCCTGCAGGAGAGCTATAAAAGCCCGTCTTAGAGCTGTTGAGATCCCATCTCTGCCCTAAATTGTTTCGTATGTAGATCTTACGTCTCATATAGCTCCTCCTAATACATCAAGCCTAACTGTGTATTTACTGACTCATAGAATGGCTTACCGTCCATCGTAAATACGTTGTGGTTTACTATTGTCGCTCCCTTGCCGGACTTGTAGCTATCCGTAAGGCTCAGCTCCGGCACTACTTTTGCCGTCTCTGCGAGCATCGACTTTTCTACGTCTTTCATCTCCTTGTTAAAGCCTACTCCTAAGCCTTGCGCCATGTATCCACCGATACCGGCAAAGACTTTGGATGGAGACTCGATCCCGAAAAAGTCCTCTACGTCCTCTATAAAGCTATTTGCCCACTCATGCACTTGATCCCATAGCCATGAGGCTGTATTTTTCATGCCCTCCCAAATACCTTTTAGGAGATTTACGCCTATGTCTATTACCTTGTCGCTGAGCTGTGCGAAAGCATCTACGAGAGCGTCTACGATCTGAGGCGCGGCCTGTATGATCGCTGCTATGATCTCCGGCAAATTCTGTACCAAAGCTATGAGGAGCTGCACCCCTGCAAGTATGATCTGATCTATACATCCGATCAGCGCATTTACTATGGCAGTAATGATCTCCGGCATACGCTGCACTACGTTAGGTAACGCTTGTATGATGCCTGTAGCGAGTCCGATCATGAGCTGCAAAGCAGCCTGTATCAGCATAGGCATATTGTCGATCAGAGTTGTTACCATCTGTAACATGACCTCTACCATTTCCGGTATAAGCGTAGGTAACGCGTCCGCTATACCGTTGATAAGTGTAGCTATTACCTCACATCCTGCATCAAGTATCTCCGGCAGCATATCGAGCATACCGGTTAATAACTGCAGCATTACATCGCTTGCTGTGGCGAGTACCAAAGGCAAATTATCGAGTATTCCGGTTATAAGTGCCTGCATTATGCTTGGAGCTACCTCTAATACAGATGCTGCGAGAGTTGTAACAAGTTCAACTACTTGAGGGATCATGCCTGCTACTGAGTCCAAAACTCCTTGCATACCTTGCTTTATGCCCTCTGATGCTCCCTCGTTTCCTGCTAACAGATCTGCAAAGCCGTCCATGAGTTGCGTTATAGATGGTAGCACCTCACCCACTATACTGTTTTTAAGTCCTCCGAAAGTATTTTTGAGTCTTAATAAACTATCCTCAAACGCTGCGCTTGCCGCTACGGTATCTGTACTCATTACCATGCCGTAGTCTTGCGCCTCCTGCATAAGCTCCTTGATGCCGTCTCCTCCGCTATTAAGCAAAGGTAAAAGTTCGCTGTAGCTCTTTCCGAAAATGTCCTGTGCTGCCGCGTTTCTCTGCGTCTCGTCCTCCATATTCGCTAAAGCGTCTATAGTATCAAGTAGCACATCCTCTGTAGACTTAAATGATCCGTCCGCATTTGTAAGGCTCACTCCTATAGCGTCAAAGTCTTTTGTAGCTCCCTTTACTCCGTTCTGTGCGTCTGCAAGATCTCCGGTAATGTTAATAATACCTTTGCGCAGAGAGTCTATGCTTGTTCCGCTGCGTCCGCAGGCGTACTCAAGCTCTTGATACAGATCTGAGCTTATCTGCAGTTTTTGGCTTTCTTTGTCTATCTCATCTCCTGCAGCAGCAACATCGTTTGCGGAGTCCCAAATAGCTTTACCGGCCGCTGCCGCAGCAGCTCCTAAAGCTAATACCGATGCCCCTAAGACCTCTCCTGCCTTTTTTGCAGCATCAGCTACATCGCTCCAATGGTTTTTTGAGTTCTTTAGAGCCGTTGACGTGTTCTCTATCTCACTCTTTGTCTTTGCCATTTCGGTTTTGGCGTTGTTAAGCGTTGTCTGCATTTTCTGATATGATGCGTCTGCCGGATCTACTCCTGCATCTTTCATCTGTTTTAACGCCGTCTCCGCTGCCTGTACTTTCTTTGACTGCTCATCGAGCGTCTTTTTAAGTATTTCCTGCTTTTTCTGCAAGGCCTCTGTACTCTGCGCATTGTTGGAGTATTCTGCTGTAGTAAGTCTCATCTCAGAGCCTAAAACTTTGAGCGATCCGTTAATCTCTTTACACGCGTTACGGTACGCCTGCTCTCCTGTTAGCTCTATGGATGTTTTTATTTGTTCTTCTTTTGCCATACTATAAGCCTCCAAAAATATCGTCTATATCAGCCTCTTTGTGTGCCGGTTTATATTTATCCGGATTGTACTCTCGATGCAGATTAAAGAGAGCTATGATCTTATGTGGAGTCATTCTGCATACCTCTCGCTCTCTAAAACCCAAAATCGTTACGCCGATATACAAAAGACGTGCAAGATAGTCATTATCCTGCACGTCTACGCGTTTTTTACTTCTTCCTCCTCGGTATCCTCCGTTACCTCCGACTCTGCGTTTCCTGTCATTCCCATAGCAAACGCCTTAAAGATATGATCCTTTACTGTAGTTAAGTTGCCTGTATGGATCAAGCGTCCTACCTCCTGCTCTGTGAGATCCTCCTCTTTTTCGGACTTTCCCTCATTTAGCAGCGTTGTCAGCAACCACTTAAACTCTCGTATTGATGTAATCTTATCGCCTAAGCTGTTTAGATCTCCATATCTTTCCTCGATAGCGTCTAATACGTTCAAAGAAAATAGTAAATGCCTCTCTTTATCCAATACTATTGGATATCTTCCATCCTTGATTATACCCATAAATAAGTATAAGCGTAGGCATTTGAGCCTACGCTTTCCTCCTCTCAATTATTGATCAGTTTGCCGGCTCTCTAACCTGTGTAAACCAATTCTGTGCTGCTGTTGATGTAGTCTCAAGCACAGCATCTGCTTTCCACTTTCCATCCGGACGTTTTACAAAAACGCCGGTAAGCTCCGGAGTCTTAAACTCGATGCCGTCTCCCTTTGTTGTAAAGCTTTCGTCCGGAGTCTTAAACATACCCTTGTAAAGCCATACGTATTTATACTTTCCGTTAGGTTTCTTTGCTCTAAATGCTACTGCTACGTATGGAGCAGCATCACTCTCGCCTGCGTAGTTTACTCCGTCAGTATCTGTAGTCTGACCTAATAGATCAGCTAAAGAGGACTGCGCAATATCGTTTACGTTAAGCTTAAGCTCGCAGCTAACAAACTCTTTTACTACCTCGTCTGCGCCATCATCTGCATATAAGATCTCCTCTGCTGTAGAGATGGCCATATCTGCAGATATAGCTTTGGCAAGTCTTACCGGAGTGCCGTATACTTCTGCGCCTCCGGACTGTGTGATCTTTGAGTAATAGAGATCCTTTAATCCGATTGTTGCCATATTATAATACCTCCATGTATTTTGCTTCTATAGGTACGTGATAGTACCCTGTATCAGTTTCGTATACCTCTGCATCTATCTCTACGCTGTACCAATCTGCTCCCTTAAGCGCAGTCTTAATAGCCGCAAGCGTAGTCATATAGTTGCTCTTTGAGTACAGATCTATACGGTAATGATGCTCTACGCACTCATTACCATCGTCAGCGAAAAAACGATCAGATATCATGATCAACTGAAACGTGATAAACTGATCTGTTTTCCCCTCGTAATGCACTCGCGCTACATTTGCGCTGCACATTTCAAGTAATGTCTTAAGACTTTCGTCTACTGTCATGCTCTTGCCTCCCATACTTTGCGCATTTCTGCAGTTACATTGTCCGCTGCCTTAGTGTTTGCATCCGTAAACCACGGTTTTGCATCCATATTGCTGCGTCCATATTGCAGAACAAAGCCTTTTGTTGCGTTTCGTACTCCATGTGAGTCTTTGCCGTCCGGATATACCTCCACGCACTTGCCTCCGTCCTTTTCTTTTACTGCAGATACTTTGATAGAGTCTCGTAATGCTCCGGTACTCCTTTGAGATCCTCCAAAGCTTGCCGCAATTTCTGCCTGCTGCGCTTTTTTCATTACCTCGCCCCCTGCTTTCAACATTTCCGGCACTACTCTCATAGTTGCCTCGTCCTGCTTAAGCATAAACTGCGTAACGTCCTCAAGTCCTACCGTATCAAACTTAGCCATATCTTAGCCTCCGCGCTTTCTGATCTGATCACGTAGACGTAACGATAGCGTCTTGCACTACCGGCAGATCCGCAAGAGTAAGCTCCGTAAACTCTCCGTTGTTTGTTTCGTATGTACGGATAACTTTATACCTTTTGCCTCCAACCTCTACGATCTCTTGACCGCTGTACTCGTGTGAATAGATGTTAAACTTAAGCTCAGCCTTATATCCTGCTATGTCTGCTTTGTAAAACTCTGATGCAGAAACAGAGAGCTTGTCTGCAAAGATCTCTGTAACTGTCTCTGTTTTACGTTTTATAAAGCCGTTTGAGTCTGTTTTTGGACTCGCATCCGTCAAAGCAATTAGCTTTATTTTACGATCCCACTTGCTCATCGTTTACCTCCGTATTGTAATCGGAGCATAGGCTTAAAGCCGATGCCAAATGCTCGTACGCAGATCTAAACTTTTCTGAGTCTGAGTTGTATCCGTAATTTGCCTTGCAATATAACAAGATCGCCCTCTCAAGAAGCGCGTCCACGTCTCCTGTGTACGTTGGCTCTACTTCTTGAGGGACGATTACGCCTAAACGGCGCAAATCAAGGATGGCTGATTTTATAAGATCCGTAACCTCTGTGTCTGTTACGTTGCTGCTTAAGCGCAGCACTTCTTTTGCTTTAGTAAGCAGCATATCTTACCTCCTACTTTACCTTGTTTTTGGATCTAAACGCCTCAAACGTCTCTGACGTTATGATCGTCTGTGATACGTGTCCTACTTGTATCTTTGGATCGCAGTAAAGCTTAAAGCCTGCGCGTTTGGCGCGTATACAAAAAGATATATCCTCTCCATATCCTGCGATCGGACTAAAAAGAGCGTTATCGTTATGTAGTACAGTCTTGAGCATATCCACCCTCATGAGTACGGCCGCAAAGCCGCAGGCGTCTATCTCAAAAGGCGCATCTTTTGGATAGTCAAGATACTCCTCCGTTACCGCATCTCCGGCAAGGCCTAATTTAATCGTCTTGTATATGCAAGGACTAAAAGGAGGCCTGCGTCTGTGGCAAACTGCTGTTACAAAGTCTTTGCCCTCAATGGATCTAAACATATCTTTGAGGAGTGTATCTGTAAATACCATATCTGAGTCAAGCCATAATATAAAATCGGCGTTTTCGTCTATGGCCTGCTGCGCAAGCTTGTTACGAGCGTCATATACTAAGCTGTTTGTCAAAAATGATATGTACGTAGATCCTACTCTCTGCATTGATACCAAAGATCTAACAAATTGTACGTCCACATAATCTAAACAAGGTATTGCTATTAAAGTTTTCATCTATTCAGCTCCTTATCTCAGCTCCATTGACAAAAACGCGGATGAGGCGGAGCTGAGTGCCTCATCCGCTGCCTATCTTAAACCCTTACGGATCTTGATAGCTTAGGCTGTAGTAACGAGACGTACGATGCCGTCTGTCTTTGCAGGCTTTGAGTCAAACAAAGCATATCCTCTGTAGTTGATTGTAGCTGAGAGGAAACCGCTTGACTCGTCTCTCTCTACTGTAACGTCCTGTGAAAGATTGCCTACGATATCAGTCCACTTGCCAAGATAGATTGCTCCGTCTGATGTTGATACGTAATCGTCTACAAGTACAGGATATCCTAAGAGGAGATTGTTTGTAGGATCAAAGATAGGACGCTTGTTGCTATCAACGATGCCCTTTACCTTGTTCCAAAGTGTTTTCTTGTTCATGAGGAATTTAGCCTCAGCATCATAAGCTGCAGGGAGTAAAGCTACGAGTGCTGCAAGATCTGTGTAGCCGTATCCTGTAGTTGCAGTCTGTACGAGCTGATTGTCTCCTGTAGTATATGCAATATGAGCGATACCGTTTGAGCTGTCATTGATGATATAATCGTCAATAGCGCGAGCGATATCTCCGCTGAGCATTTCTACGAGCCACTCCTCAAAAGCGTCAACTGACTGAGCTGATGCTGCCTTTGAGATACCGATAACTTTCATAAACTCGTATCCGCCAAGTGTTACAGTTACTACTGTATCGCCTGCTGCAGATACTGCGCTGTTCTCAGTATGCTTAGATGCTGCGTTTCTTGTTCCCTGTGTCACAAACTTAAGATTTCCTGCTACTCTCATGAGTGTGATCTCTGAAAGCATAGGAGCAAGCTTTTTCATCTTCTCAAAAAACTTGTCTGCTACGAGTGTAGGAATAGCGTTATGAGCGTCAGATGCTGCATAAGCTCTCTGCTCTGCCTCTGTAAGCTCCTTGCCCTGTAACTGCTTAAGCCATGCGTTGCGATATTCTTTTGTCTCTCTCATTTCTCTTACCTCTGTTTCTTCGTTCTCAAAAGTCTTTGTAACTTCTCCTGCTCCTGCGCCTACTGTCTCAAGGAGCTTGTTTCTCTTTTCAACTGCCTCAAGGAGTCCTTTTCTCTCCTCTGTGAGTGCGTCTGCCTCGGCATTAAGCTCGTCAATCTTCTCTGCTGTGATAGCCTCATCCTCTGCCTCTACAGCGATTGCTGCCAAACGTGCCTCAATTTCCTGTAATCTTTTCATTTTTCAAACCTCCGTGTTTTTAGTTTTAACTGCAAAAGTTTCTTAGCACGTTCAAGTCTCTCCGCCTGCTCACTTTTGATCACTCCGTCAAAGTAAGATCGTGCTGATATATCTGTGCCTGCGTTTGCAGGGATAGATACTGCTGATACGTCATATACTTTCTTGATCTTGTAGACCGTGCGCGTGTGTGTGTCGCGATCGTATCCGTCCTCTGATACTGTGAAAGCAAATGACATTTTAGTGATGAGTCCTGCCTTAATATCCTCAAAGAGATCCTTTGCTCTGCTCGACTTGCTTAGATCTGCGTCAATCTTAAGGCCGTGATCATCTATGGATATATCAAGTCCGCATCCGGTACGAGCAAATACTCTGCCGCCGTGGTCATACTGCATGATTACGTCTGACATATCTGCCTCATCAAAAGCGTGAGGATCTATTCTCTCGTAGTAATCTACGCCGTCATAGCTATACATCAAGTATGGCTCAAACGTAGACGCATATCCGGATACTCTGTACTCCTGTTCCTCGTCTGCCTGCATAGGCTGCATATTTCTGTATTCTCTGTTATCACATTTAGGCATTTTCGTTACCTCCCTCGTCTGCAGGAGTTGCAGCAGGCTCATCGAGCTTACTGATCTCCGCATATTCTTTACGGATATAGTATTTATCGCCGTCCTCTACGTGAGGCATATTCCATATATCCATGATCTGATTTCTGTTAAGCAGTCCACGATCAAATAGCTGCGTACTTACGTTCAGCTTTGTGTTGTTTGATGCGTACTGCATCCTGTTTGCTGTAAATATGATCTCGTTACCAAAGCTACGCTCATGGCTCGTATAAGTCATGTTGCTCATAACGAGTGATAATTGGATCGCAAAAGGCTCTATCTTGCCCTCGTAATATGCGTTCCACTCATCCTCATTGTAGTTGTTCTGCAGGATCTTCTCGTTAGTTCCAAAGTAATCGTATACGTTTTTATTGATCTGCTCCATTTGAGCCGCGTTTATGATTACTGGCTTGCTCTCGATAGGCTTTACGTCAGCAAACTTATTGTCATAGATCACTACTCCGGACTGATTTTCTGAGCTTAAATTGTCCGCTGTAAAGCGTTCTCGCTCTTTTGTGATATCTTCCGGCCGGATCATATTACTGATCTTTGCTAAAAATCTTATTGATGCTGAATTTTTAACTCCTGTAATGATGCCTTGATTTTGAGCTGTGATAAGTTCCATCGTAGGCCTGAATGCCCTATTGGATGATCCAAATAGATCATCCTCGTACTGAAACTCCGTGAGTATTCCTACCCTTTCAAGCTCTATCGCAGCCTTTTTGCCGTTTCCGAATGTATAACGCAAATATGGCTGTCCTTTGTACTCGATTACCTCCGTCCTTTGAGGCAAGATCGGATAATATCCTATGATCTCTCCGTAATCGTCCTCCATAGGCACGATAAACGCTGTATTGTTTACCGCAAGGATCGTAGCGACTCTGCGGATAAACTTGTACGTGTCCATAAATGGATTAGGCTTAAACTTGAGCGTGTTTGCCAAGTATCTTGCTGCTGTACCGTTGATCTCCGGCTGCAGCTTTGCGCAGAACGTAGCAAACTGATTTATTGCAGCTCTTGTCAGCTCCATCTCGTAAACGCACTCCGGAGCGTTTGTAAATACCGGCGTATATCCGTTGAGCATCTTAAAGTAAGATGCCGCCTCAATGGTTTTTGGCCGGCTAAATATTGTCTCAAATAGTCCCATAGTTTTTACCTCGCATTATTAAGCATCTCGCCTATCTCTGCATAATACTTTTGTCTTACTGTCAGAGCGTCTATGACAGAGACAAAACCGTCTATATGCTTACGCTGATCTATCTTGACCGGCCTAAACTTTCTCGTTTCCAAATTGTGCTTTAGAGCTACGTTTAGAAAATGGCTCTTAAGCAGATTGTTATTGCAGATCTTAAACTTTCCGTCCTTTATCGTACCCTCAAACTCTCGTATTACCGGAGCTAAGTTCTCGCCCTGCCATACATCATCGAGTTGCCACCCTGCTGCCGTCAGATCGTCAACCAAATACTGCGCTGAGTATCTATCGTATCCGATCTTGAGAATATAAATGCCGTACTTGTCTTTTAGATCCATAAACCACTCGTAGACGTCTTTGTAGTCTACGTAGTTCTCTCCGGATATAGTGAGATTGCCTTTTTTGATAAACGTCTGATAAGGCACTCCGTCCGCTGCCTGCGCTGTCTCGATTTTGCTCTCCGGTAAGAAGAATTGGCAGAACGTGTAAAGCGTTCCGTCTTTCTCTATCACGATACTTGCAGCAGTTAAGTCTGTTGTCTGAGATAGATCTATTCCGCCTACTGCGTACATATCTCTAAACTCTGACAGATCTGCCTTGCAGCTTGCCTTTTCAACTGTCTTGTAATCAAGCCATGCAAGTGAGCTGTTTTGCTTTATGTTGCAATACTTCGTCAAAAACTCAGCTCTTTTGCTTAGGCTGTTCTCGGCTATCGCGATCTCCTCAAGCAAATAGTCAATCGTAACCGATACGTTTAGGTTAGGATTGGACTTTTGTAGCTCGTTTATTGAGTTCCACTTGTCTACATCGTCTATCTTGTAGATAAATGGAGCAAAGCGCGTCTCTGAGCTGCTGCCCTTGATCACGGCCGTAGCTCTCATCATAAGTTCGTCATATATTCCGTCATTTACGTACCCTGCCGTTGTGATCGCAAGGATCATAGGCTGCTTACGTGCGCCGGTACTCGACTTTATAACCTCGTAAAACTTAAGGCCTGCATCTCCTGTCCACGATGCAACCTCGTCCGCTACGCATAGGCTGACGTTCAGACCATCCGACTTTTTAGCGTTAAATGCCAAAGGCTTTGCTGAGCTATTAGTCTCCTGTATGTATACGTCTGTGCGGCGTTTCTTTGCCATCTTGTCGAGCATAGGCTCTTTGTAGATCATCTGACAGTACGCATCGAAACATAAGGACGCCTGCTCAAGCTTCGGAGCGGCAAAGTAGACTCTTGCTCCGTACTCTCCGTCCATAAAACTGCAATATGCTGCTATTGCGGCCGCTAAAAGCGTCTTGCCGTTCTTTCTTGCTATAACTATAAATACTTCTCTAAACTGTCTGTTGCCGCTGCCGTCCACGATCCCAAAGATAACGCTGATCAGAGCCTTTTCCCAAAGCTCAAGCTTTATCTTTTGTGGAGCGAGTACGCCCTCGTGATGCCGGCAAAAGTTCTCGATAAATACTATTGCTGCCTGCGCTCTCTTTGGAGCGTATGTATATTGCTTTTTCTCAAGTCCCTTGATTATCAGCGCGTACCAATTCCGGATCTCGTTTCCTACCGTGATCTCCCCCTCTTTGATAGCTTGATAATACTCAAGGATATAGTTAGTCATTCAAAAGGCCTTTCATTACGTCCGCCATGCCTACCTCAGCTTGAGCATCCGGCAGCATCTTCTCAAGTCTGTCTGTAACCGTGTTGTAATTCTTGATCATGGCGTTATAAGTCTGTGACTCTACTGTGGCCTTTTTGCCAAATTGGTTAGCTCCGTTTTTATAGTCCTCAGAGCAGCCATGCTCCTCGATATGAGCCTGCAGATCTTCGAGCGTCACTCGCATAAAAGCGGCGTTTTCTATTAACGGTATTGCTATCGCCATCCTATCTTTTGGCAAATTTTTGAATATTTTTTTGAGTCTTTTTATCTCTTTGTCTTTGCGCGCGTATAATGATAAGTTTTCCAAAAATGACACCCCCTTGTGTGCCTGTGCGGAGTTTTTTGATTGACTGCCCCTCGGTGTTCCACCCCTCCTTACGCACGTCTTTATGGGGGGAGTATGTTGCCGTCCTCATCAAATTTGTATCTGATCCGCTCAAGCTCCTTATGATGTTCTTTGTTGTGACAGTCTTGACAGAGTGCCTCAAGATTATCAAAGCAAAGCGACACGTTCGGATCTGATATGTTGTCCGGCGTTAAGTAGATCTTGTGATGCACGATCTTTGCCGGCTGTAATTTGTTACCGCATCTCTCGCATAGATATCCGATGCTGCTTAGGTATGCTGCCCTGCAGTCTCTCCATGCGTCTGAATTGTAAAATGTTTTTGCCCACTCTTTCATAGCTCAATACAAAACGGAGTACCGCTCAAGGTACTCCGCTCTGCAGGAAGATTAGTTAAAGCTCTCAACTGTTCATTGTTCACGATACCATACTACCACGGACAAACACGCCATAGCACGCCAACTTGTTAAACGCCTCTGCGTTTCCCTCTTGCCATATCGTATGCAGCAGTCCTCCGGATCTGATACTGTGTATACCATGTCTGTACCTTTTGGCTCTCGTTTAGATCCTTTAATGCGTAGCCGTGCAGTCTCTGAGCGTGACGCTCGCTATAGTGCATCTGCCGTCCTGCCTTGATCAGCGTATATCCGTTGACGTACTTAAGCAGCAATATGTCTACGTGATCTTGATTAGGCAGGCTCTTGATCGTTGCCTTTATCTCATCAAGCATATCAAGGTACTCTATTACCTCTTGCTCAAGTCTGTCCTCTGCTGCCGCCGCCGTGACGATGGCTCGCTCCATTTTGTCCGGCGTAGGAGATCCTCCGCCTCCGGAGCTATCTGATACTATCGGACTTATGCTGTACTTTAACGCCTCAAGCTTTGCAAGCTCGTCCTTTGCCTGTGCTATCCGGCGTCTCATTATGCTGATCTGTTTCAAGTATTCTCTCGCCTCTGTATACATCCTCTACCCCATGTTAAATGATCCGTCTGTGTTTGGCCTATATTGTCCGCAATTTTCTAACCACCTACCGTCCGTACATCCTGCGCAAGTCTTTATCTCGCACGTCTCTGAATATCTGCACCAACCGCACTTACATTTCTCGCAGTCTGCGATCAGCGTCTTTGTCTTTGGCTGTTCTTCCTCTACAAGTTCTGTGGCTGCCGCTGCCTCCTCAAGCTTACGATCCTCCATTCCGTCAAGTAGTCCCTTGATCAGCGGAGCAAACGCAAAGCCTAAGCTTACGCCTACCTCGTATATCGCATTGTCTCTCTGCTTATCGTCCATAGTATGATCTGTTTCTATCGCTCAGCTTGCGCTTGATCTCTTTGACCAAAGCGATAATAAAATAAATGCACAGCACTAAAAAGCATATTGATAGCGTAACCGCTGCCGTTACTGCCAAAAATAAACCGCCCCACTTAAATACCGTTCCTATCATTTTTCAGCTCCTTTACTCTCTTTTATGTTTTACCGGATACCTCTTAAGCGTGTACCTCTGATACTCGTATCCGAAAAGATCCACTCCCTCGTCTATCTCTCCGGAGATCTGATACCCTGCTGCCGTCAGAGTCTTGCTAACTTTAGGATCTTTAGTCCATCCGTTTGCTTTTATAACCTCTATAATCTCTTGCGGCTTTTTAAGATTGCGGCTGCAAGTGTATCTCTGCCTATATGCGCAGTCCGGATCTCTAAACGTCTTGCTCGTTTCCTTGACCATATACTCGGCAAGTCCGTCATAGTCATAGTCCGGATAGAGTGCCGTAAAGTGCGCTCCTCCGTGTGTCCACGTTCCTGCTACTATTTTGCTAAAGCCTGCTACATCGTTCATGATGATGTGATGATGTATGCTCTTGCCCTGCCATTCTGTTGTGACTATGTACTTGAGATCTGATCCAGCTTTTCTGTATGCGGATCTGCAGTCTCTGATAAACTTCTTGAGCAGATCTCTCGACTCCTCTACCTCCGGCCTCTTGTCCGGAGCGTATGTCAATACTACGTGATAGTCTCCCTGCTCAAAGTTCTCTATCAGCAGTCCTTTAAGTCTCCTGCGTGCAGCTCTCTCGTTGGCTGCCTTTACTGCGCTATCTGATGGACGTACTCTCTTACCTCTTTTCTCGCCTTTAACTCCATACCGGCTCGTATGATATTTATAAATCTCAATACGATCACGGTATACTGTAGTCCTTTTCAGATACATCTTTTCAACTCCTTATCATCTATCAGCTCCATGTCCTAAAGTTAAAGGCTATATCGAGCTATTAAAATAGGGATATTTCCCTATGTTGTTTCCTTATTTATATATAGTAGATACTTATGAGGCAGCGGCTCGGCTATGGCATTTCGCGACACAAAAACTTTTTCCATAAAGAGATAAGACTTGATTTATTAAATTAGTTACCGCCATAGCCGTGCTACTTCCTGCCGCTTAATAGCGGCCGCAACGTCTCATAAGCTTTACCTCCTTGCCTTAGCCGTAGTTTACGGCTGATCTGAGGCGTCTTAACTCGTCCTCAACGTCATGGCCTACCGCCTCGGATAGTTTGTCCGCCTGTATGTTATATGTCCATGAGCTGCTCATCTTTACCGCTGATCCGATCTTTAACGCTCCCTGCTGCAGTCCGATCCGGACGTACTGAGGAGACGCTCCTAAGATAGCCGCTGCCTCTATAACCGATACTCTCTTACTCATATTGCCTACCTTTGTACCTCTCTGCTGCCAAAAGCAGCTCTTGATACTGAAAAGTGCCTCTATCTGTCTGCACTATAAACGGATATTTGCGCTCTATCGTTACGATCATGCGCTTTTCCGCCTTTTTCTTCTTTTGCGATCCGTCTGTTTCTAAAGCTACGTCTATTGCTATATATAAGGATTGGCCTATCATAAGATCACGCTTAAACTTTTCTACATTTGTCATTGTGATCGGCGGCCTTTTCTCCTCAATTTGTTGCTGCATAGATCTCCTCCTGCGCTTTTCCCTGCAAAGCCATCTCGCATCTGATCCGGCTAAATTGTCTTTGGATCTTATCGTGCTTATACTCGTCCACGTCTACGTCATAGATATTAAGCAAGTGCTTGATCTGATCTATCATTATCTCTACGTCTGCGATCTCCTCTGTTATGCGTTCCTTGCTCTCTATGTTCGGCTCTCTATTCCACTTGCAGATCGCCTTGATCAGCTCTGATAGCTCCTCGTTTGCTATATTAGACTGTTGCTCCCATCCGTAATGCTCCGCTATCTTTGTGCAGCACGCTGTATATCCGTTCATATTGTCAGCTCCTTAATCTTTAAGTATTCCCATCCAATGACCTTGCCCCTTGATCGTCTTTCCGTTCTCGTCTCTGAGTCCGATCCATATATGGCATTTAGCCTGTGTCTGTTTCTTCGTTGCAAAGCAATCGTAATCTGTCGCTGCAAAGTCCCATCCCTGCGCCGCAAGCTCGTCTCTGATTACTTTTGCTCCGTGTTTCTTTACTCCCTCGATGCCTGCATATACAAGCTCGTTTGGCTTTACCTTGTAAAACTTTGGCTTTGTTACAAACTGCCCCTTTTGGTTTACTATGTCTTTTACTGTGTTCTTTTTCCATCTGTCGCTCTTTACTCTGTTTAGGATCGCGCATATCGTACCCTCCACGCAGATAATATTAGAGTATCCTGCCTCACACATGGCGCAGCGTGCCAAAAGATCGTAGTCCTCCGGAGTCATACTCTCATATATCTCTGTATATTCCGGCGGATAATCATCGTCCTCGATGATGATAGGATCTTTATCCTCTGCCGCGTATGCTGTCCCATTTATCGTACAGCACAATAAAGCCATAATACTAACTACTGCTACTACCTTTTTGATCTGTCTTTTCATCCTCTTTGTACGGCTTAGGGATCGGCAGCCACGCTACTACGTTTGCGTTGTCTATCCTGTTGCCTCCACACCTCCAATGATTAGGCATACCTCGCAGGACGTGATATGATGCCCTGCGTACCTCTCTTTTTTGTTCGTATTGAATAGTTACAAGTAGTACCTTTTGCTGATAATTGATATCCGGCATAATTTGATCGCACGGTATCCACTCGCCCTGCTGCCAATATTCTGAGCAAGCTCCTTTTATATCAGACGTATATCTATGATCGCAATACTTCGATCTATAGCATCTACCACAATCAGCCATGCAGTCCCACTCCTTGCATTTTCCATTTTTCGTATATCATCCTCGCCATATCGTCCTCGTTTACGCTTTCGGACGTTGCCTTATCTATTAGGCCTCCCTCTCTCAGCGCGGCGTATGGAGTGCCTGCAGCTCTTAGATCTTTCAGATATTCATAAATCTCCTGCAGATCGTCAGAGTCTTTGACCGTTACTGTCTCTGCGTGTTTTATATAAAATGCGTATACTCTATATCTCACGGATCAGCCTTTCTTTATTTCTCTCATTTTGCATTTGAGCTTTGCTACGTTTATCGCCGTCTCCTGCAGTTTTGGATCAGATACTCGTAATTTAGATCTATTAAGCTCAAGATTTACGTCATTACTGATCAGTCTCAAATTGTTAAGATCTAAATTTGTATGATCTCCGTCCAAAAACGTGATTTTTGCTCCCTCCGGAATAGCTCCGTATGCCTGTTCGTAGATCAAGATATGCTCTTGTCTCCACTCCCTTGCTCCGCTGCCTATTTTGCGCCATAGATAGCCGCCTGCTTTCATGACTACGCTGCCTATCGGCATCTTATTTGCCGGCGTATGCCCTGCTGCAAATTGAGTCTTTACGCTGTTAGGATGCGGATGCTCTATCTTTTTGCCTTTGTAGTACGGTACGTGTCCTTTTTCGTATCGTCCTGTCAGTCCGCATTTTATATGATGGTTTTTGTAATATGCTCTTATCTGCTCCGGACGGTATGTCCTCCCAAAGATCTGATAAAGCCTATTTGCCATATCTTTGTATCCTACGCCTGTATGGGTTTCGTTTATGTACTTTTGGATCTCCTCCGGAAACTCTTTAGACGGAGTGCCTTTTGCTATTCCGCCCTGCGTTCCGGAACTTAGCTTATGATTTGTCTTATAGCTCTTGACCTTTGCAGGACTCACGTCAATGCCAAAGCGTCTGTAAATCTCCTCTGATATTTCTTTTGCCGTATGTCCTTTGACAAATTCCTGCATAAACGCATGAAACTCTTTAGAGTATCTGTCAGCCATTATCGCCACCAATAAACGCCGGTATCTGAGCTAATGTTTTATCCTTGTGTTTTCTCTCAAGGTTATATCCGTACTCGTTCTGCGTCTGAGCTACCTTAAGCGCAAGCTCTCCGTTTCTTATGATCGTCTCGCTGACTTTTGTTATGGCAGCAGCTCTTTGCATTTCTATTTCCATCTGATCTGCATCCATGTCATCGTCAGTAAGACGCTCTATTGCCTCAAACAAATAATTGTTTAGATCTGTAAGTGTATTTTTCATCCCTGTACCTCTCAGTCCACGTAAAAAACTTTAGATCCTGTGAGCTGCATTGTTACTGCTCCCACTACAAAAAAGGCAAGTCCGGAGATAAGTAATCTCATCACTACGGTAAGCGGATTGAGATCCGCTGCCATCGCTCCTAAGATCACTAAGATAGCTCCTGCGCCTGCCATTGATTTGCCGATAATGTTTAATGCCGTCTTTATCATCTTTCTCCTCCTACTCAAGAGCCTCTTTCTCTGTACGTGATTTCTCTACTTTTATCTTTCCTGCGCCTGTCATGCTGAGCCGGTATCTGACGTTGTATCCGTCATTTACGCTTACGCTCGCTACAGCCTGCTCCGCTACCATATCAACCGCTGCAGTCAAAAGCTCTATGATCTTATCCGAGCTGCAGAGCTTTCTTATATTGCTCTTTGCTCTTGTTATGCTCTCCTGCAATTTCTGATAGTCCTTTGCGCCGTTGCAAGTGCATTTCATAGTAGCCATGTGATCTAACGTATCTGCCGGAGCGTCCGGATCTAACGGAGCTACTAAGTATATCTGTCCGCAGCATAAGCATGATCCTTGCTGTTTCTCTAAATCCTCGTATCTTTCTTCCTTTTCAGTCATTGAGATTGTCCTCCTATTTTTTCTTATGATGCGCTCCACGAGGGAGCGCGATTACCGATATCAGATAAGGAAAGCCGGACGCACGCCAAGCGAGTGGGACGCGCTGCTGTCGCCGGCATAGCCGTCGTAGTCGCAATACGCGAAGTCCGTAGCCGATGCCACCGCCGACAGCCACCACCATTCCCAAGCGTTTGTGTCTTTTCCTTGAAAAGTTATCCTGTTACGTCTGTCTTTCATCGGCTCAAGCTGTTTGTTTTCGTCCTTTTCTGTACTGAAATACTGCCCTCCGAATACTTCCATCTCTGAGAGCAGACGGAGATAATCTCCGGAGTCAAAAGCTTTCATCTGCTCGCGCAGCTCGTCCGGAAAGCTCTCAAGGATCTCCGTATTAAGTACCTTGCGCAGATCTGACTCTGCATAGCCGCCCTTTGTTGTATTGCGCTTATTCATCGGATACTCTTTCTCAAGACAGTCTTTGAAAACAAATAACGCTCCGGCATCGTCTACGCGCATTACCATTGCTGACGCCTCCTCGCCTGTCTTAAGCGTAAAATCAATTACGTCTCCTACTTTGTACTCTGT